TAATCCACACTTGGATAGGACGACCTGTAGCGTTTTTATTTGGTATCGTAATATATGTAGACTCGCTGATACGGTTAATATTAATGTCTTGTTGGTTTGATCCTGTACCGGTTCTAGTTACCATGTCTAATAAATCAATAGTATCAACAGGCAACGCATACATAATTTGACCTTGGTTTAACTGGATTTGACCAGGTTCCACAGTCCACAAGTTAATACCACGATTAGCCCACTCGATTGTAAGTAGATTTAGTGAACGACGTGCAGTACGTAGCTCATATCCAGTACGTAGTTCTTGTCCGCATCGTTCAAATGCATCTTCAACAAGATTGTTTAAATCTAAGTTAAAACTCGTTTGCCCTGTGGTTAATGTTGCCATAATTATATTTTTCTAAAAGGTTTTACTTTTTGTTTAATTGATTTAGGCTGAGCTACAAACTGTTTACCTTTAGCTTTACCTGCTCTTTTAGCCTTCGTTGTAGCAGCATACTCTTGAGGGCTTAATGCTTTAATTGCTTTTTCTGGTAAATATCTTTCACCTGTTTCACTAGACTTTTTACCAGACTTAGTTGTCCACTTTTGTTCACCCCATGATTTGAGTGATTGTTGTGGCTTAGCTAGTCCACCACTTGCCATTTTCTTTTTACGTCCAGCACAATGTGCTTTTTGAGAAAACCCTTTTGGATTATCACAATCAATAGACGATTTATATTTCTTTGACCAACTCACTTATATCCGCCACCTGCAGCTTTATATTTCTTAGCTACTAATTGAGCTTTACGAGCTGACCATTGACCTGCTCCTGTACCATGAGTAGCTGCAGCTTTTACTTGAGATACTATTCTTTTTCTAAGACTCGGCTTTGTGTAGTTACCTGCAGCGTTTACTTTGCCACCTTCTTTAAACTGAATAAAGTCTGTGTTATCACGGCGTTTTTTAACAACGCCTTTAGGCATAGTATTTTCTTTTGCACTTGGCAATTTAGTTTTCTTTACAGCGCCCATACCACGTGAAGGTCTCATTAGCAGATTTTCCCTCTAGTTTTACCTTTTGTGCAGCAGCCATCAGCTTTAGCAAGTTGAGATACTTTGCCGCCTTTAGCCATTTTTTTAACAGGTTTAACAGGTTGTTTTTTAGGTTCAGGTGTAGGTAATGGGCCCATATCATCGTTTCTTGGAGGCTGAATTTTACCTGCCTTTACATCTTCAAAAGCCTTATCAAAATCTGCTTGTTGCGGTTGTTTATCTTTGTCTGCCATATTAGCTCCTTAACACATCTTGCCTTTTGTTTTACCACCACTGCGCATAGCAACCATAGTGCCTTTAGTTTTACCTTTAACAGCAATACCGTTAGCTTTAGCAAGTTGACCGCCTTTAGAATAACCACAGCCTTTAGCCATACCACCTTTTTTAAGTTTAGTTAAATCAGATTTCTTTCCTTCATGAAGTTGTTTCTCATGCATGCCAATAGCTTTTTTTGCCATCTTTTTATCTTGCGCCATATCTTTCTTGTCCATCATGCCACCTTCTTTGTATTTTTTAGCCATACCGCCTTTTTTCATGTAGCCCATTTTATTTCTAACCTCCGTTGGTAATTTTGATAATCCAGGATTTTCACTTGAATCTACTGCCTTTAGTGATCCACCTGCTCCGAACTTCTTGCCTTTATCTGCTTTCATAAACTCTTCTCCTACTGATTTTGGTATACCTAGTCGTTTGGCTGCTTTTGGGTCATTTGCAACTAGAGCCATTAAGTTGTGTTGCTTCTTAGATTTACTTGGCATTTTGATTTCTCCATCTTACACATTTTACACAGTTACAATCATTAAAGTAATGACCGGGTTTTGTTATAACTTCTGCTTGTTTTATTTCTTCAACAATAATTTTGTCTGCTTCTTTTATTATATCTTCTAATGCGGCTTGTGCTACTTTGTTTTTAATAGCTGTTTCAATTTGTTCGCTAAGTATTGCTTTATTTTCTTCAATTTGTTCAACATCTTGTTTCCTTTTTTTAAATATTCTGTCTATAAAAGCCTTCATATAAACTCCTACTTAAGCCAATGAGTAACTAACCAACTAATAAATGCTGACCCTAAACCTGCAATAAAAATAAATACTTTCCAGCCACCTTTGATTTCGTTAAGAGCAGACTCAATAGCATCAAGCCTTTTCTTTAACTCACTCATATCTTCCATAAGGGTGTCCACATCTGTTTGAATATGTTTAATTTCTATGCCATGTTCGGCAAGTTCTCGTTCTGTACTCATTTGCAATTCCACCTTTTTAGTGATGCGGCTTTCCTAGTAGGTCTACCTTTTTCATCTTTCATAGGACCAGGCATACCAGACATCCTAGCACAAAACGACTTCTTACGAGGTCCACCTTGTGGTTGAGGAGCCTTTAGGTTTGACCCAGTAGCTGCGTTATATTTAGCACGACCTTTAGCGGTAAGACCTGCGCCTTTAGACACAGGGAGCTTCTCACCACGTCCGACTGCTAAGCTAGGACCTTTTTTCTTACTAGCCATAAATTATTTGTGCTGCATCTATATTAACCATTTCAGCATATACGCCTGTTTCAGCTCTTATGCCTTCACCTGGAATGAACGGAACATTAGTAAATATATCAGTAGCTACAGTTTCATAAGTAAGTAGCCATTTACCAACAGCATATACAGCTGCAGTGCTAGAAATTGTACGCGAGTTAATATCAGTCAAAGTAAATGCATCAGCAGTTGTTCTAGTAATAGAATACGTACCATCAGTAGCTGAAACACCAGAATTTGATAAGAAATGAATACCAATAATATCACCTGTATTTAAACCATGCGCTGTTTTGTTTACTGTTACAGTATTAGCTGATTGTGAGTAAGTAACACTTGATGAAACAGGTGCTGAAGAAGTATCAAATAAAGTTAGATATCCAGCAGAAGCTGCACCTGCAAATGATACACCTTTAACACGTACAGGGTATTTTACAAAATAACCACTAGAATTTAAATGGGCTTGTTTTACATCATATTGCATCGACATATTATTCTCCTTGTTCTTCTTTAACGTCTAATCTTTCCACCAACGCAGTATATGCATCAATGGCGCCCTGAGAAGCTGTAACAAAACTAGATGCTTGGTTACGCTCTGCCTCAAGACGCTTGATCTCAGACAAAAGAAAGTCTTTTGTAATTTCCATTATTGTGCGCTAGAAACCATTAAGTAGTAAGGAGTGCTACCAACTATAATTTTAATTGTATGACTAGATGCTGATGCTGTTCTAGCTACAACCATCGCAGATGGTAAATTAAATAGGTTAGTAATAGCCCCTGTAGTAGCGCCAGAATCTGTTACGCGAACGTATGATGCTGAAGCTGGGACTGTAACACCTGCACCAAAGTTAGTATCAGCTTGAATAACTGATAATGTACCTGTTTGAGCGGCTAATGTACCACCTAAAGTAGCTCTGATTGCATTACCTGCACCTGAAACTGCGCCACCTGTGTCTACTTCTAAAGAAATATGAGCGCCGTTTACTGTACCGCCTACTGCTGCTGTACCTGTATTAACTACTGAGAAAGCTCTTAATGTTTCGCCAGAACCTGCTGCTGTAAATGTTAGTTTGTTATAAGATAAGCGTGTATCACCTGATGTTGCAGATGTAGTTGCATATGATTGGCTGATATTGCCTGATGTTGTTACTACGATTGGATCTGTTGCTGTACCGCCAATAAAACCGTTTTGAGACGCGACTGGGCCGCTAAATGTTGTTTGTGCCATGATATTTTCCTTCATACAAAGTTAGGCTCATTAGTCTTGTATGCGTCTGCCGGGACAGTCTAATGAACCGGGTAACCCGGATTCCCAAATAATACCTGAATTGGCACTATTTGCAAGTATTATAACATAAAAAAAGGGGCCGAAGCCCCTAATTTACTAAACTAATAACAGTCTGTTACTATAACTATTACTTGTTCATTACGTACATAGTTACTTCAAAGCCAAATCTCATTTCTGC